CTCCTGATCGTTTTTCTTTAATTAATCTTTCTTGAATAGCTGCTCCAATAAGATTTCCTAGTTGCTGTGCATCTGGTGTATTGCCAGATACAGATGAACCAGAAGCATCTACATTTACGACAATACTTGTTCCACCACCTAATTGATTATTTGGAATAATAGTTCCTGCCCTATCTGGTACGAATAATTCTGGGCCACGTTCTCCTACTATTGAAGCTCTACCTACTGGTGGCCTACCGCCATCTGCAAAGCCAATAGCAGAAGATTTCCCTACAAATTGACCTGCTGTACCAACCGATGTACTTCCAAAATTTTTAAAAGAGCTACCAAAACTAAAAGCACTTCCAAACGCATTACCTAAAATTCCTAATAAACCTTGCTGCAACTGATTAGCTGCCATTTTTGCAGCAGTATTAATAAAATGATTAGCAATAGAATTAAGCATATTTCTAAAGGCATCTTGAACACTCATAGTTCCATTAATAATTCCTTTGAATGATGTCTCAAAAGAATTACCAACAGCTTTTGCAAATTCAACTGTTTGAAATCTCATATCATTTAATTTTGTCATTTCTTTTTGTAGATCTATCATTGCAGCTTTCATGGGATCAGACATTATAATAGATTGTCTCAATAACTCTTCACTTATTTGTCTTTCAACGTCAAGTTTTTCTAATTCAAAATTATGTTGATTTAATTGTTCAGTAGTTATAATTTTTGTGTTTACTAATTCTTTAACTTTTATTTTTTCTACTATTTTTAAAAGATCCATTCTTTTTTTAAGAACATCTAAATCTTCGCTTCTAATAGTCATACTTTGTTTTTCTATCATAAGTTGACTTTTCATATTAGATAATTCAAAATCTCTCCTTTCTTTAATGAGTCTTTGTAAATTTTCGTTTCCAAAGTCTTTTGAACCTCCTTGACCACCTAAACCTTGCTCATTCATTCTTCTGTTAAAAATTTCTGGTTCAATACTTTTAGCAAATTCTTCAAAAGTTTGACCATCAATTTTTTTCTCTCCTCTTATTTTACTAAGAGCAAAAGAAAATATATCTACGTTTTTCTTTGCCTCAAAATTATTAATGCCAAACTTTTGCATGGCTAAGTTTCTCGCTTCAATTTTTGATTCTCTTCTTACACCTTTGATAGTTGTATTTCCTAAAGTATCATTAATTGTTTCTAAAAACTTACTTAAAGGTCCAGCAATAAATAATGTAATTGAAGTTCCAAGCTTTGCTAATTCATTTGTAAATCTTATTGATTCTTCTCCTAACTCAGCCAAAGATTTTTTGTTCGTTCCAAATGTTTTATTAAATTTATTTAAAACCGCTTCTGCTGCTATTCCTTCTAAACCTAAACTTTTTAAAGTAGCAATGGTATCACCAAAAGGTGTATTTGAAGCACCTATAGCTTTTGTTAATAAATCAAGATTTTTAATTGGATCTCTCAACGCTTCTCCCAGCTCTCTAGCCTTTTGAGCTAAAACGTCAAATTGAGAGCCTAAAGCTGTACCAACAAGTGAGAAGGCGAAACCAAATTGCCCACCCTTTTTACCACCTACAAAACCACCAGCAGCACCACCTACAGATGCTCCTAAACCTTGACCAAATAATAAAGGAAACGCACCACCAATAAGTGCATTTGAAGCAGCACGTTGATTAGTAGCTCTTCTTGCTTGTAATTGTTTTCTTTTTTGTAAAACATTATTAATTCTGTTTTCTAATTCAAACTCTCTAACAGATTGTTTAAAATTTGCTCTTCTAACTTTCTGAGAAGCCATAATACTGAATTTCTTTTTTATCTCCTCTGCAACACTTTTTTTAGTTTGTTGAACATTTTTTTGTAAAAGTTTATTCTCTTCTTGCCTTCTCTTATTAATGTCATTTATTTGATTTTTAAATTCTTCTTGAAACTGTTGTTGTATTTCAAATCGTTGCTCTAATTTACGAGTTTGTTTTGTTTCAAGTTTTAATAAACCTTCTTGTAACTTCTTGTTATCTGCTGCTGATTTTCTAGCTGTAGCACCCGATACATCATCTAATAATTTTTGCTGTTCAACTAATCCTTTATTAAGTTCTTCTTGTGCTTTAAGAAACTGTGCTGCCGCAATAGTAGCCTCTTTAGTACCTAGAGCAACATTTCTTAAATTACTACCTGCTGAATTTAAATTTTGTTGTAAATTACCGACACTTCTTACTAATCCATCATTATTTTTTGCAAAAGTTCTAATAAAGAAATTAGCATTTTCAATATTTTTACTTAAAGATTTTATTGAATTATCAAAAGCCCTTAATTTTTCTGCACCTTTAATAGCAACAGCAATATCTACGTTATAATTAGCCACTTGCTATCAGAATTAAAACATTTCTTCTATCTTACCTTGTTCTTCTTCTTAAAGCACTAGATTTCTGTGCTTGTTCTCTTTGTTTTTCATATTCTTCATTTTCTATCTGTTGAAAAGCAGCCCAACCTATCATCTCTTCAATAGTCAAAGTATCACATAATTCAGCTACAGTTTTATGTAATAATTTTGCTAATGCAAAAAGAAATTGCCAATCTTTATTAGCTTTTTAAATCGGCTTTAGCCTCTTCAACCTCCTTATTACCTCCAGCATTAATCATGGCTAATTGTATTTCTTGCAAAATACTTGCTTCAACTTCTCTTCGTAATGAAGCCTTATCTCCATCTTGAAAAAGTCTTGCACCATCTTTATCTAATGACTTTTCTATCATCATCTGCAACGCATAGTCATTAACATCATCAGAGTTTGATTTCTTCTGTATTGCTTCTCTTTCTGCAATAGTTAAAGGATGCCAGTAAACAGTAAGAATAAGTTCATCATCTTGCTTTACATCATGCTTGTAAAGTTGTGAAACTCCAAACTTGTTTTTGAGAAGATCAACTGCTCTTGTCATATCAAAATTATATTACTTTACTATATACTAAGCGTTAGCGGTGAATTGACAAGAAATTAAACCTAAAAAATGTGAACTGTCATCTAATTCAATAGGAGCAGGACCAACAACATCTAATACTCTAGGATTACAGCTAAAAGTATCAGTATAATTAGAAGCGTTTACAGATGTTAAACCATTTATTACAACTTCACTTAAGGAAGATAATGTTGCACTTCCTTTTCCTCTAGGAACATAAATATTACACTGAATCACACCAGAATAAAAATCAGAAGATGCTCCTTGTGTCTGTATTGTTCCTTGTGAAAAATCTAATGACATAATTATATATTTTTTTGTTTTACCAGGTGTTTTATAAACCATATTATCAAAAACCATTTCAACAGTATTATCGGCTGCTGCGACTGCATCTGTTACGGCTTTCTCAAAAGCTGCTCTAGCGTTTACTAAGGTCATAGATTTGTGTAATCAACAAATACTCTATCAGGATCAGCAAATGGACCAATACCTTTGCCACCTTCCAATGATTTTGCACCAATAGCAATTTTAGCTTTTTTATCTGTAAATATTGCATTTACTAAAGGTCTTAATTGCCCTTGTATATATTGAGGAATTTCACTTCTTGTAGAAGCTAAAGCTAATGCAGCATATTCTGATCTGTTACCTATAAAAACTTTAGAAAAAAGTTTAAAATTAAATTTTATATCTTTTACAAATCTTGGATTTACAACTGCTTGTGGAGATTTTTTTCTTTTAAAAGTTGGTTCTATATTATTCCAGGGAGCAAAATTTTCTCTTGATTGATTTGGCCTGGGTCTTTGTGTTCCAGCAATCCAACTTGAAGCAAAAAAACCAGTATCTATAGGGCTTATTGGATCAGATTCTCTAGATAAATCAAGTATTACTGATCTTATAAAATCATTAAAATCTCTTTTTAAGTTATTTTCGAGATCAGAACTAATATTATTGATATTGCGACCTTTTATCATTAGAACCTCACTAACAAAGTAAATAAATAAGTTTGACCACCTTGTTTAGTATCTATATTAATAATTTGAGCTACTCTAGTTGATCCAGCATAAGTTAATGTAACTTCATCATCAAAACTAGGTTGATTATCACCTATCAAATCAGGTGTAATATAGATTTTTGCTTCTCTTCTTTCTCTGCCTCCATCCTCTGCTGACTGAATAAATTCTATTGGCACTTTGATATCAGCAAACGTAGTATCGCTTGTCGTATATGCTCCAGTGCTTGTGTTATAACTTCCAGATGCTTTTCTTGTATAT